TCCAATCCAGTTAAAAGCCTGACCTTGGTAGCGTGTGACATCTGTGTCCTTGTCAAGATATGACATCCATAGTCGTCCACCCTTTGGGCTAGTCCATTGAGACTTACGCTCTGACCATTTGATTCCTGGTACGGCACGTGGGTATAACTCCTGAGACTTCTGTATTAGTTCACGAAGCTCTTCAGTAGTGTGACGTACAAGTAGACCACTGAAGTTAGGATCGTTCAAACCGTGTAGTGGATCAGCAAGCATAGCATATGACTTACCGCCACCAGCTGCACCACCGTATAACACTTCCCTCTCTGACGCACTCAGGAACGAAGTTTGAGGGCCGGGGTTTGGTTTGAACACAATGTCCTGTGCTATATCCACATCGAACTCAGGTGCTACAGCTTGAGCAGGAACAGTATCTACTGGGGGTGCGACTGTTTCAACTGTCTTCTCTGTACTCTGAGTATGCCCCGACCCCTTGGTTTTCGAGCTTTTCGATTTCCGCAAGGGTTTCTTCGAGCCACTTGGCAAGCTTGCGTTTAATTGCATATGCTTTTCTACGTTTCTGCTCAACTTCGATTCTCTTCTTTAGGCCCATATGTGATATGTAGCGACCTGTTTCTTTGCTCAACCATTGAGCTACCGCACGGTAACTATACTGTTTGAGATGTCGTTTTGCAAGCTCTAACGCTTCAAGCTCATGTTCAATAGGTACAAGTAACTTGTCGTTCTCTGGATGTAGTTCATAGCCCCAAGGTATCTTCTTTGTTACACGGACTATTGTGTGCCATTGTTTGTCTGTATTCTTAGGTGGCAACGGTAGCTGCCAAAAGCCTAAGTCTCTTGTCGGTATAGCTATTCGTTCGAACCTTCTTTTGGTGGTAGATAAAAGATGCCACCACTTGATGTGACATCCACTTTATCTACTTTACCAAGTCCAGCACGATCTAGCAAGTCTTTTGCTGCAACCATCTTCTCTTTGATGCCTAGTTCAGTAGGATCATATAGAGCGCCAACCATAGCCATAGCAGCCTTGGGCGCAGTACGAGCAAAATAAGTCCTTGTTTTATCTGCGATCTCATCTTTTAAAGATTCCACAATCGCTGCAGTACTGGACTCAGGAGTGTAACCTGCCAGTTTCTTAGCTGCAACAGCATCACCGCCAGCCTCATCGAATAGTACTTCAAGAAACTTCTGCTGCTTTTCTGTTAGATTCCTCGCCATAGATGACTTCCTGTATTTGTGAGCGACCAATACCTAGGTCACGTAGTTCACGATCAGACAGCATTTGTAGTAGTTTATAGTCTGCTCGTTTTTGTTGTGCTTCTTCAATAGCTTTGAATACACGTTTTAAAAAGTTAAGCATCACGATCTCCTTTGTTTGTGTGACGGAGATAGTTATACTTATAGTTAGGTCAGGTAGTAGTACCTATTTATGCATACCCGCTACCCGACTGGTACAAACGTTTCTGTTACTGTAAGAATAGTATCAATATGTCCTGCGCTTGTAGGTGTGACGCGGATTTCATCACCGGGCTGTAGAACTAGGTCAATATCATTAAAACTTACATAGTCACTAGCGTTGATAGATTTACCTTTGAGGAAATGTGATGTGTAAGTGTCAGCAGATACGTACCACTCAACTTCTACTGTGTTAGTAGAGGCACCACCATTAACAACATGAATGAAGGTAACTTCTGCTACACAATTAGCAGGACATGTATATACTGTTTCGTATGTCGTACCTGTGTTGTGACCATACACAGATTTTATACGTGCTGGTTTGCCCTGCTGCGCTAGTGACATTATTTTTTGCCTTTAACTTTTTTTATAATTTTAGTTACCCATGCTTCGTTTTCAGGTGTAGTAGGATCATCTTTTACATAATGACCTTTAGCATTACGAGCACGAACCTTTTTAACTGGTGCTAGAATAGCTTGTAGTTCAGCAACTTCAGTTTGATAGTTACCATCTGCATCTTTAGTCACTACAACATTTTTATTTGTATCTTCTACATGCTGCCCATGATTAACTACAAAGTAGCCTAGAGCACTAATCTGTGATATCTGTTCTGGTGTCATATTACTTACCTGCGTTTTGACATTTTTTAGCGGCCCCGCAGTTAGCTGGTGTGGGGCATCCTTTACATGGGTTAAAGGTAGCTACACCACCTGCTTTATATTGATTATATCCTTGAGCCATAGCTGCCTGTCCTTGTTTTACTGCATCTATTCGACGTTTATACACTTTACCTGACTTACCCCAACGGTAGCCGCCTTTTACTTTTTCTACTGGCATTATGCATTACCGCCTTTTACTTTGTGGCAGAAGGGAGTAGCGTATGAACCCCCTTGCCGTATGGTAAGTGCCATCTTTTCAGCTTCCTTTAAACACGCTTCCTCAGTATAGAAAGGTTCTGGTTTTGCTATAATCTTACAGGACAATGCCATAGGATCAAAACATATAAGCATTATCCCTATCCACATAGTATTATTTCTTACCTTGAGTTCCTGGTACAGATGCACCACAGTTGGCATAACCACCACTAGCCATTTTAGTTTTATAGCCGCCTTTAGCATTACCCTCTGGGCGTAGGCGAGGCTTAGGTGAAGTACCACGGGTGTTGTTACCTTTCATGGTTTTTTCTTCTTGTGCCATCTCACGCAATGTCTTTTCGATAGCAGCTTGAATCTTAGCACGTTGTGCTTCTGTCTCAGCTTTTTTCTTAGCGTCACGTAGTTCTTTAAGTGACATACCGCCTAGTGCAGCCATTGATAGACCTGTCGCACCTGCAGCTTTAGCTTGCCCTTTAGCATATCCACGCTGATTGCGTAGAGGGGTTTCAATTTGTTTTTGCCCTTTAGTTTGAGTTTTCATTAGTCGTGTGACTGCTTTCATAGATGCCATTATTTAAATAAACCTCCCTTGCGGTAATCCGTATGGCCTTTACGAGGTCTACCTTCAATAACCCCACCCTTTGCTCGACGGTCTGGACCTGTGTCCTTCAAATTGCGCTCCATAGTACGAAGTGCTCTATCTTGTATTTGTTTCTTAGTCAAACGTTTTAGCTTTTGCAAATTCTTCTTTGCTTCTGCACTCAACGTTTCTCGTGCGTTCATGTTACGTATAACGGTATTAATCTGATTGTCTGTAGGGTTACCTATTACTTCACCAAATTTTGTAATGCCATTACTTGTATTGCCTACCATCATGTCACTATCTTTTAGTTTAACTTTAGGCTTGGCTTTAATGACACCTTGTTCTCCTGCAAGACTTACGCCCTTAGCTTTAGATGCTGCATCACGCTTTGTTCTACTTGCGGCAGTAGTACGTGCTACATCTTGCTGTGCTGATAGTTTGTTTAAACGATTAAGGATAGCCTGTTCAGACTTTGTAATTGTACCCTTCTCAGCTTTAGTTTCTAGTTGCGCTACTAACTTAGCACGGGAGCGTGAACCTACAGATGCTGCTTCTTTCATTGTTGCACCAGTAGCCTGAGTTACTTTACCTGCTCTGCCAGCTTCTACATCTAATACACCACGAGAGGGGGACTGTCCCTCATCTAGTTCAGATACAAACTTTTTACCAGCTTTAAATATTCTTGAAATAGGCCCCGCCATTACATCACCACTTTACCTTATCAGCCCAGTAAGCTGCGCTCAACTTACCTCTTTTAATGTTCTTTGCATGTCGTGCTTTGAAAGATGCACGTTTCTTTTTCATACGGTCTGACTCACCAGCTTTGGGTTTACCTGCAGTCTTAGCACCCTGCTCACCAAAGCGAATCATCTTAATAGTGTCACCTTCTTTAGCTAACACTACATGTGATTTAGTAGGGTGTTTAGGTGTGCGTTTGGGTTTATTATAACCAGCAAACGTTTCACCTCTATATGTAATACTCATTGCTCTTCTGATCCGTCTGTCCAGCCTTCCATACGCATAGCCCACTCAACATGCTCTAACGTAAAAGACCTCCCATAATGGTTCTGTACAGCTTCACGCACGTAGAATACATCACTATGAGGTATATGCAAATTACTTAAACTTCCATTTGCAAGATGTTTATAAAACTCTTCCAAAACATTATCTGTATATAGTTTTACTGATTTTCTAGGCATTGTCAACACTTAA